CCCGAGATATTTCTCGATTTCATCTTTAGACTCTTCAAAAATGCATGGAATGCTTCTGATAAAAGAACAAGGCGCAAGAGTTCTAACATTAATTGCAGATGATATTAATACAAATGGATGGTTAAATGTTAATAAACTTAATATTACTGATTCATTAGGACAGTATAAAGGAGTGCCATATAAATCAATTATGTGGAAACCAACAGACACATTTGACTTTAATGGTTATAATCATCATCACACTATTCTTCCTTATAAAAACGGTAACTTTGCAGTAGGTATGGAAAGTACGACTACAGGAATGTTATCTATTAGTTTATTACCATATTTGTTATCAACTGAAACCGATGCATATGGTAATATTACAGTAAGTAAAACTAAAGATACTACTTCTCAGATAAGCATTGGAGCAACAGCTAATCCATATGCATGTATTTATGTAGATGCCATTTATCTTACTGGTGATAAAAAAACTTATACTTCACTGGCTAATTTAGGTGAAGGCGGCACAACTAATTATAATGGACTTACAAATAAACCTAAAATTAATAATGTTGAATTGGCAAGCGGAAATAATACATTATCTAATTTAGGGATCGCTGCACGATCACATTCCCATTCTAAGTTGAATAACAGTTCTCCTGTAGATTATAAAGGATTTGGTCATTGTCATACCGTAATTATGAATAGTAATCATAATATGTGGGTTGCAATTAATAACGATGGTACACCCGCATTAACTCCATATAAATTAAAAACATCAACTAATTATACAGATGTTGATACATATTCATTAGAAAAAGGTGGCACTTGTAACCTCGGAAGCACAGATGCCCCTTGGAATGCGGTATATGCTAAAAATTACTATGATGAATATGGAAATAAGATTTCTACAGGTGGTGGTTCAATTAGTCTTAAAATTGATGGAGTTACACGTAGTTCTGGATTTACGAATTATAACCTTGCA